TTAGGCCCGTGACGGGAATGGTCTGGCGTCCCACGTTAGTGACGCTCTGCGATCCAAACTGGACTGCGCCCGTTCCAGCCTTAATTGTGGCAGCGGAAAGCACCCCTTTGTTAGTCGAAATGAACCAGTAGAGCGTGCCATTGTTTGCGGTCGTGTTGACTGTGAGATTGGCTGCGCTCGTGCCGATGTAATAGTCAATGGGATCGGACAGCACAGGAACCGCCAAGCTAACAACAGTAATGGTGAGCGTTTGAGTAATCACCGAACCAACGCCATTGTTTGCCCGCACCGTGATAGTGTGGCTGGCCTTCGTCGCGAAGCTAAGGGCCGCATTTGTATTAAGGTTGCTGCCCGAAATAACAAACTTGCTGTCGGGGTCGGCAATTTCCGTGAACGTGTAAACGCCGGTTCCGCCCACAACCGAAAGTACGCCAACGGTCGAGCCGGAAACAGCACTTTCAAGCACGCGGGATGCGGTGATGGCGATCTGTGGCCCACCCGCGCCGCGCGAGCCAATGCCAAGACCAAGCCCGAGCCTCACGACTTCAACTCCACGCAAATGCGGTCGCCCTCGCGCCACACGACCCATTGGCCTGGCACGCAGATGCGGCCAGCGCGGCCTGCTGAAACGTCACGAATTGCGCGTTCCATCAGCCGATCCTCCACGCTGCACCGTCATAGGTGACGGGAACCTTGTTAGCCCCGCCGCCCGCCACAACGCTGTTAAAGGTGGTCGCGTTTGCATCGGTGACGTAGGCTTCGGTGCCGGTAACCGCGCTTGCCGGCAGGGTGGCAACGGTAAACACGCCAAGGCCCATGCCCATTTGCTGACTTACGTTAATTCCGTTGGACGTATTGAGGTTCTGGAATGCGCGGTTGCCAGATTGCAGCGCATAGCCGACATTGCCGACATTGTTCTTGACGACAATCGAAGCGCCAGTTGCGTTGCAGAACACCGTGTTAGCGTTTGCGCCTGTGATGAAGTTGCCGTCAATTACGCAATTGGTTGCGCCAACGTTAACCAGGATGGCGTTGTCGATCCGGCTGTTGCCTGAAATACGGTTGCCGGAGATAAGGTGGCCCGACCCGCCCATCACAATCCCGCCGCCGTTGCCAGTGCCAGCCGCAGCTACGCGCACAATCGTGTTGCCGCTTACGGTCATGTCAGTGCCGAGCGGAAGAATGCCCGCCTGCCCTGAACCGGTATTCCAGCAAGTGTTTCCGGTGATTGTGCAGCCGGTCACAAGCGAGGTGACTACAATGCCGTGCGAAAGCCCGTGAACCGTGTTGCCGGAAATGGTGATGGCGATAGGGGTAACGCCTGGATCGCCATCGACACTAATCCCGGCATTTGATCCGGTTACCTTGATGGTGTTCTCAATCACATTTCCTGTGATCGACATTATATCGCCGGGCTCAGGATGCGCCCCATTCAGATTAACCGCAATGCCGATCCCACGCGGCGAGCGCATAATGTTGCCTGTAACAGTCGCCGCCCTATCCACTACCTCGATGGCAAAAGAGTCCGTCCCTTGCACAATGTTGCCGCTGACCAGCGATCCGGTGCCTGTTATCGACAGGCCAAATTCACCATGCCCGATCATGTCCACATAGTTGCCGACCACGACCATGTTGTTGCTGTCTGTCCAGCACTCGATCCCGAGCTGCTCGTTTGTGCGTGCAGTGACTTGGCGCACCCTGTTTCCGGTGATGACCCAGCCGCCAAAGACGGAGCGGACGCCAATGCCGACAGATGGTGTTGCGCCTCCGCCGCCTCCTTCGATCCCGAAGTCTTGGACAAGATTGTTTTCGCACAGCCCGTAAGCCGGATCGGTGCCGCCTCCCGCGCTGTTTACGAAAATGCCAAAGTCGCCGCAGGTTTCAATATCATTGTCAGCGATGACCGCAGCGATCCCGCCACCAACCACGCCAATGCCCATGCTTTGCGCGTTCGTAATCCGTAGCCCGCGGATTTCAGCTTTCACGCCTTGCACCAGCACTTCACGGTTATTGTAGGCGTAGGTCTGGTTCGTGCGGTTGCCGTTAAGACTGAAACCGATCAGCGAGCAAGACGCGCCCGTAATCGTAAAGAGGTTGCCCGCTGTCGAAGCCTTGTGCAGGATCGTGCAAGCCCGCGTGCCGATAATCCGCTGATTATTATTCGCCATCGTCACAAGGCCAATGACCATTGTGCCAGGCGAAAGGATAACGTCCTTGCCGGTGTTGATTGCGTTTTGAAAAGCGGTCGTGGCGTCGGTCGTGCCGTCAATAACTGCGCCAAAATCAAGGACGCTTACCGTATCCCGCAGCTTGGCCTGTACCGTGCGCGTGGTGGCTCCGGTGCCGGATTGGATGAACGATATGTCAGTCGAGGTAAGCCCGTCCGAGTAATACGGGTCAGCATCGCCCAGAACCGTGCCGTCAGCCTCGCGCACCCGCACGCGGACAGCCTGCGCGTTATCCCAATACACGCTGGGGAAAACACCCGAGGAATTGGCGACAACGGGATTGGACAACGCCGCCGACAGGCCGCTATCGGAAAACACGCTGATCCGCGTGAGCGTCCCAGCTTGAAACACATCAAGCAATGCGCCCGGTTCCAGCACGCCCCGCGTGTTAATGACAGGGCGGAAGGGAAGCGTGATAAGTTCTGCGGCCATTTTTTGCTCACAAAAAAAAGCGCCCTTGCGAGGCGCTTTGTGGTAGGGTTGGAAAATGATGACGAAGCTATTCTTGATCGCCCTGTTTAAGGGCATTGTCGTGGCTCTATGGGGCGTTATTGGTCACTGGCTAGAGCAGCGCCGCCAGCAGCGCCCGTAACGCCTAGGGCGCGCCGTGTGCGCTGGCTTTCCAGCAGGGCGCGGCGGCGCGTCCCTTGCTTCATGCCGCGAACAGGCTTGGTCAAAACGCGCTGGCCGGTGCGCGAGTAAAGCGCCGCGACAATTCCCCCAATCGTCAAGCCCGCGCCGCTGGTCTGGCCCGACGCATCGGCAGCGCCCCCAACCCCGAGAGCGGCAAGCGGGATAAGCACGCGGCCCGCAGTCCCGCTATCGGGAACCTTGTTCGGCAAGACCTCCTGCCCAGCCTGTTGCAGATCGTTGAACGGCGTATCACCCCGCGCCGCTGCCCGCTTGCCGCCAAACTTCTTGGTGTTCGCCGTGTCCGCACGCCCAAGCTGGGCAGCGGTAAACACGCCGTCTGTCTGGTTCTGTGCCTTCAAGACAGCATCCTCAAGCGTGGAAAGCCGACGATAGGCTTGGCGTGCACGCATATATTCAGGGATTTTCCCGCTCGCCTGACGGTCGGCAAGATCGAAAATGGCGCGCTCCACGCGGTCAACCTGCTTGGTCACAGCGGTAAAGCGCGGGTCTTGACGATATGCGGCCTTGAGCGTGCGAAGCTCACGGCTGATCGTGTCAATGGCTTCGCCCGAAATCATCGGGTCTGCGTCATAGGGGCGCAGAATATCTACCACATCGTCAAGAATTTCCGGCCCGACGCGCTTGAGACTGCGCACGCCGCCAAGAGCAGAGGACAAGTCACGGGTAAACACCTGATCGGGAACCACGCCAACGCCCGAAAGCGCCTTGGTGTAGGCTTGCGACACAAGGTTTTGCGCCTCCTCGATAGCCTCTTGCCCGACTTTGTTGCCGACATCGCCGCCAATTGGTTCCAGTGCTTTGCGGAACGCGGCCTGATTGAACTGGCGCAAGCCTTCGGTGCGGCGGGCGTTCACCATGTCGCCAATGATCGGCACGCCAGACAAGCGATCTTCCACGCCCTTGACCACAGCACCAACGCGCCCGCTTCCGCCGACAGTCTGGCCGATTGTCAGGTCGTTGACGCCCGATGCCATCAGGGCATTGACTTGCGGGTTGGCACTCCCCCGCGCCGTGCGCGCAAGTGCGTTGCCCGCGCCTTGGCCGAGCAGCGAACCAGCGCCAGCGGCGACGGCTCCCCTAGCGGCACCGGCAAGGCGGCTAGAACCGTCGTCCGTCATGCCTGCGCCTGTTGCGGCCCCGTAAGCAGTATCGGCAGTCAGGGCGCGCCCTAGGCCAGCCTGAACGCCCAATCGGCCAAGCGCGGCCTCACCAGTCAGCGCAGCAGCCGTGCCTCCGATAATGTTGCCCGCAAGATAACTGCCGGGATTGGCATTTTCGACAGCGCCCATTGCAAGGCGCGCGCGTTCTGCATTGCCGCCAGCAGCGCCAATCATGTTGTCAATTGTGCCTGCGGTGATGGTGTCAGCCGCGCCGATGATCCCTGCGCCTAGCGCGCTATTGCCCGCCGCGTTGAATGCCTGATCGACCGCGCCAAGCGGAACAAAGCGGTCGTCAAGCTGTGTAGTGTCGTATTGCTCAATTGGCACGCCGGGGTTTTCGTCGCGGAAGCGCACTTGCTCTTGAATGCTGCGATAGGCCGAAGGGTCGATGCCAGCGGATTGCGCCCAACGGATAAGCTGTTCCGCCGACTGGCCTTCGCCAAGCCTGCGCGCATATTCCTGCCGCACACCGGCCAAAACGGGGTTGTCCTCACGCCGAGCCTCGCCCGTGGCAATGCCCATCTGTTCGTTGCTATCGCCGCTGTCTAGTCCGCCACCCGGGCGAAGGTCGGGGCGCTGCGGATCGGAACCGGACGGGGCAACGCCGCCAACCGCGCCGTCATCACGCTCGCCAAATGCGGGTGCAGTAGCTGCTTGCGGCTCTTGGTCGTCCAGCGTAACCCCAAGCCCTTTGAGTTCGGAAACGGCACGCAACCGAAGCTGGCGCAGTTTTTCCTCGATCCGTAGGTCAGTATCAGTGGCGAGCGGTCGGTTGGCCTCAACGAATTGCCGAAGCTCCGCATCAGACTGCGCGCCCACACCCGGCACGCGGAATGCGGATAGTCCTTGTTCTGCTGTTCCGGCGGCAGCCGACTCAAACTGCTCAGTCGTCGGCACAAACGGCACTCGGCCCGCAATCGTGTTAGGGAAACCGCCCTTAATGTTTTCGCTAAAAAGCTCTTCGGTGCGGTCAATTTGCTGCAAGAGCGTGCGCAACTTGGTTACGCGCTGATCGTCTTTTTGCGTTGCGCCTGCGGCAGGCTTCGGCGCGGCTTGAACGATCTTAATTTCGCCAAGACCATTGACCTGATAAACACCGCCTTCGGGCAGGCCCATTGACTGCGCCTCTTGGGCCGAAACTGTCCTGAAGGTCGCCCCTGCCGCCGTCCGTTGGGCAGCTTCAGCCGCCCGCGCATCTGCGTTTGCCGATATTGTGGCTGCTGCGTCAGCCCGACGCTCGCTAGGCGGGGCGGGCGCGACGATAGGGTCGCCAAAGGTCGGCTGCGCAGCGGGTTGGCGCTGCTGTTGCGGTAACAGGTGCGCGAACGGGTTATCTTGCATTAGTTTACCTCCACGCCCCATTCACGAAGCTGCTGAAACACCGCGTCCACGCTCGCGCCTTGTTCGACAGATTGCCGCGCCATTGCGAAAAGCTGGTCGTCAGTCATGCCTGCGGGGCGGGCCGATCGGGGGAGTACCTGCGCATGGGCCGATGCCGCTTGCTGTTGCTGCTGCGGCTGTCCGATAATCGCACGGCGGCGCGTGTTGCCCTGCGCGTCGGCGTATTCGGCGGCATACTTGTTTTCGAGCGCAGCGGTGTACGCCTGCCGGAACGCGGGGCTGTTCGGGTCGCGCTGATCTTGCGGAAGCGCAAGCATGACCTCTTGAGCCAAACCGGGCAGGCTGTCCTTGTCGCGCTCCAAAGCGTCGGCAATGAAAAGCTGCTGCTGCCGCCACGGCTCAAACTCAGGCGTGCCGGGTTGCGGAATGCGGCTAACGTCGATCCCCAACTGCTGCGCGGCCATGAATGCCTGCTGCGGGTTGTTTTCGGCCTGCTTAAGCAATTGGCGGAAAGTCGAAGCCTGATCTTGTTCGGCCTTGGTCTGCGCCTGCTGTTGTCTGGCTTGCGCTTCTTGCTGCTGCGCTTGCACAATCTCTTGCCGCTGCTGCATCAGCGCGTTTTCTTGCTTTTGCTGCCGAACCATCTGGCCCAGCTGCAAGCCCGTCGAAAGCGCGTTCTGAAACCCGCCTGCTGCTCCTGGCCCCCAGTTCATCGGCCCATCCCCAAGAACCCGCCGCCAACCGTGCCGAGCATATTGGCTAGCGGGTTTTGCCGTCCTAGCTGCGCGGCCATTTGGTTCTGCGCGTTTAGGTTGTTCGATCCAATCACAGTCCCCGCGTAGTTCTGGCCCACACCGGCAAGCGCCGATGCACCGCCAGCGCCGACCGCTTGCTGGTTGCCGAGCGCGTTGATGTAGTTGCCGAACTCGTTAGACGCGAAGTTCTGCCCGTAATCGGTAATCCCGCGCATTGCCGCGCCCGATTGAAGCCCGCCGATCCCCGCGTAAGTGCTGCCAACCGCGTCCAGCCCTTCACCAAGGCGGAACTGATAGCCGGTCGAATTGCGGAAGTTGTCAAAGGCTGCGTTCTGTGCCTGCTGGCCGGTTTGCGTCGGCATTTGCCCCATCGTGTTGTTCGCGGCGTTTATCATGCCGCCGTCCATTGTGCCGGTGCTGACAAACCCGTCACCGATGCCATATGGCATACCCGCGTCGGCATAGCCCGCAGGGCTGTAACCGCCGAACTGCGTCATGGCGTTCGGGCTAACCTGCGCAGGCCCGCCCATTTCCTGCGAACCGCCAAGCCCGAGCAGCGCGTTGATCTGGTCGCCCGCTACGTTGCCGCGATTGACGAACGGCGACAGCGTTTGCTTATTCTGCCCGTAGATGTCGCGGGCAAGCGCGTTGTTTGACGCGGTGGTGTCCTGCGAAGTCCGCGCTGCGCGCTTCGATGCCTTGTTGCCTGAAATAGCAGACGCGCCAGCGCCAAGCGCCGCCGCACCAAGGGCAAGCCCTGTGACCAATCCCATCAGCCAATATCCTTTATGAATTGCATTTCGCAAGGCGCATAACCCAAACGCCCATAGAGCCGCTGTGTGCGCCCCATGCCGTCCATTGCCACCATCACCGACTTAGTTGCCCCACGGGCCTCTGCTTGCGCTTCAGCGGCTTTTAAAAGCGCCAACCCCTGACCGTCCTCGGCGCGCCAGAACAATTCCGCGAACAGTCGCACATTGCGATTGAACGGGTGCGCCGCAACATACCCGCCGATCATCCCGCGCTCGCTCACCAGAACAATCCCGTCATCCGACAGGATCAGCCCCTCGAGCATTTCCGCCACGCTATCGTCATCCCAGCCGACGCGGGCAGTCACGCCTGCATCGTCAGCGAAAGCCTTGCCCATCTCCAACAGCGCTGGAATGTCATCCAGCGTTGCGGGGCGGATCATGGGTCTAGCCTATCTGTGAAACTGTCACCGAACGCCGGATCGACTTCCGTGAATGTCTCGGCAACCGCAGCCGATACCACTTCAACCTGCGCAACCGCAGAAACCGCCGTATCGTTCGCCGACTGCGCAAGTGCTTCAGCCGCAGTCAACCGCGCCAGAATAGCCGACAGGTCGTCAACACGCTGGTTCACTGCTTCAAACGCGGCCTCGATCGCCTCCATCGTGCGCTGCCAGATTAACTGGAACCGAAGGTCAACCTCGTCGCCGTTCATCAGCTTGTCGAACCGCCGCAAGCGATCCAGCTTCGGAACCGCAGCCAATCCCGAAACCGCCGAATCCCGCACCGACGTGACGCTGCCTGCCGAATAGACAAGACGCGCCGGAACCAAGCGCGCCGTGCGCAGCGTCCCGCCGCTAAATGTCAGCGCGCCGGGAACCGTAATGTTAGGCACCAATCCAAGTCCCGTTAGCGGTTTCGGTGTTGCCGCTCGCAATCACCGCCGAAACCCCGAAGTCGGCATAAGCGATAAGGTTCTTGCTCGCCGCCGTGTCGTTATACAGCACAGCATAACGGTTGGCCGCTATGTCGCCGCCAGAGGCCGTCCAGGACACGCCAGACAAGATTAGGTTATATACCCCCGCCGTTTGGCTGGAACTGGTCACAGTGGCCGTTACGCCGCCGCTCACATAGCCGTTCCCTGCCGCGATCTGGGTGATGTCTGCCAGCACTGTGTTAGCCGACTTGCTCGGCGCGGTATTGGTGAGCGCAACCTTGAGCGTGTTCGATGCAAGGTTGTGGATGCCTTCCGCCGCAGCTTCGGGGAAGGCGTCAAAAATCGTTACGGTTGCCACTAAACTCTCCCGCCGAATGGCTCATTAACGAAGATGCCCGATGCGCGAAGCGGCACCGGGTCAGTCAATCTGATGTCACACATAAAGCCGGGGGCCGAGGCCATCCCCAAGGCTCGCCATTCCACCCGCTTGCGATACTCGCCTTGCAGGCCCAATTGAGTGCCTTTCCAAAGCCCCCAAGTCTGGCCTGCATCGCGTGATATGCGCATTTCGATGATCGGGTCGGCATATGCCCCGCTTAAGAAACCTGTCTGGCCGGGGTTGCACCGCAGCCTAAGGTTGTAAATCGGCACCCCGCCGCCATTGATAGGCAGCCCGCCTCTGAAGCGCCGCTCCAGAACCCCACCCAATTCGAGATAATCATCACCGAAGGCCAGCGTCTTGCCGTCCGCAGAACCGAACACGCCCGCCGCGTGACAGGTCGCAACCCAATTGCCGCCGTCAGTCTCGAATTGGCTCCACGTACCTGTGCGCGTGTTATACACCTGCGTTTCGTTATCCATCCGGCAGGCGAGGAACTCGGTGCCGTCGATGAAGAAGTTGAACAGGCTGGCGGTTGCCGAAGCGGACAGGCGCTCTTGTATGCCAGGATTGGAAATAACGCCGTTTTCGTCGTTCAAACAAACCGTGTTCTGGTCAGTGATCCACGCAAAACTTGAGCCTAGCGTTGTTGCGCAGCCGGTCGCCCTGATCCCGCGCTCAAGAACGCGCACTTCCAACGCCTGAAACGGCAGGTTATTGTCAGTCGTGTTTGGCCAGAACTCGACCGTTTCCTTGCCGAACAGGATCAGGATGTCGTCAAGAAACAGCGCGTCGAGGAGCTGGTCAGCCTCGCTTTCCGCCGTGGCAAAGTCCAATGCGGCAAACGTCTGCGCAAGCGGCGGCGTGAAGTAGAACCGCCCGCTATTGGCGCGGATCACTACAAACCGCGATGCGCCTTCCACCACCTTGATTGCGTTAAAGTTATCAGGCAGCGAAACCGTCGCAAAAGTCGTCCCGTTGTAGCTGTGCAGCGATGCGCCGGCGCAAACCAAAATGCCCGTTTCATTCCCCGCGATTGAAACCGGCCCCGAACCTGTCACCGTCCCCCGGCTAGTTGTCGCCTGATACAGCGCCGAACCGCTCACCCCGAACTGCGAACCAGCGACCACCCCGTCACGCTTGAACAGCGCCCGCACCGGCCCTGCGCCCATATTCGCTGCCAGATCGGCAAGCCCGCGCCGCGATTGCAGCACAACGCCTTCCGATGCGGTTTCTTCCGCATACATGTTGACAGCAGGCAACCCCGGAAGGTCGCCTTCGGCCCGATCGTATGAGGACAGGCCGAAGCTAAGGGCAGGCATTTACTTATTCGGGCAAACGTAAACAGTGCCAGTGCCGGTCGCCGTGATGAACGCCAGCTTATCGCCTGGTTGCACGCCGCCCAAGCGGAGCAACGTCGATGCAGGAATGGGGGTGCCATTCGCCACGGTCGCAGTCGGGTTTGCGCCCGCAACAGCGAAACATTCAACGGTCGAATAAATCAGCGGGTCGCTGCCATCAACCGCGTTGGTGGTCTGTGCCGAACTGGTCGAAGCGGACACCGATTGATGCCCCTCGCCAGAACCGCGCGCAACAAGGATTGCGTCTAGCCGGTCACTCATAGCTTACCTCAAGATGTAGGGTTTCAAAAATACTCGACAGTGCGAATGTCGGGCAGATTGCGGTGCTGGATCAGCGCCAAACCATTGCGCGCCATCACCGCCTCTTGCTGTGTCACCTGCTCGCCGTAGAGGCTGGCAACGTCCATCAGCAGATTGTAACGCAAAGCCGAAACCGCATAGTCGGGGCAATAGATCACCGTGTCCGCGACAATCGGGAACGCTGCGCCAATGTCAGCGCCTCGCACGCGCCATTCTGCCACCATTGCGTTTAGCCGCTCGATCGCGTCGGTCATTTCATCCGCACTAGGCGTTTCGCCGTTGCCGATCACGCGCCGCAGAGCAAAAGTCGCATATTCTCGCGCCGTGTGCGCGATCTGCGTCGTGCTGGCGATAATCGGCAGGTAAATCGTTTCGGTGAGGGTCTCGCCGTCATTGGTGACAGCGGACGCAGCGATAACCGCAGTGCCGCCCACAGCGCCGCCAGAGGCGAAGAAAAAGACGCTATCTTCCTCGACGCCGTAGCTATCAATTACAATGCCGCCGCTCGATACTGTCAGCGTCGCGCTGGATACCGTGTCGCCGCCAATGACAGGCGGTGTCCACGAATAGCGCACAACATCGGTAGGGGCTTTGGAAGCAAGACTGAGAGCCATTTAACGCCTGCTCCTTACACTGCGCTGAAGCGACGACGACCGCCCCGCACGGCTAAAGCTTCCGCTCGCCGCAGTGCGGTCAAGAGGATTGAAGCCCGCGCTTCGGCCCGAACGGAACTTGATTTGTTCAACCGCAATCACCTCGAACACCGAGGCGTCGAAAACCAGCCCGTCAAACATCAGGGCGCGACGTAGTATCCAGCGGTCACGCGCCAGATAACGCCCGTAGTGGCGGGGCAGACAATCGTCGTGTTGGTGGCCTGCGCCGAGGCCGCGAGCGGGTAAGCGAAGTCCTCGCGGATGATCTTATCAACGCCCTGGGCCGCCGCATCCGCCCCGAAGGTGAAAGCAAGAGAACCGGGAAGGTTGGTGGTCGTCACCACAACCGGCGTTGCGGCGGCGGTCAGCAATGCCGTGGCGCTGCGCACAATCGAGATATAAGTGATGTAATGCCGCAAGCCTGTGCCAGGGGATGTAATCGTAAGCGTAGTCGCCGCGCCACTAGCGCCGGTCGTCGTCCCGATTAGCGGGGTAACGTATCCCTGCAAGGTGTCGTCAAGAATGCAGGCACCCGCCGAAAGCGTGGTAACAGCCGAGCCGGACGTGTAGGCCGTCACACGGGCGCGCACCTTGCGAAAACCCGAACACTTGCCAGCCCAGTTCCCCGCAGCCGATCCCGCCACAGCCGCGACGTAGGCAATGGAGGCCGCGTTGAGCGCGCGCAGTGGGATGGGTACCCAGTTGGTGCCGTCAACGGTCCCAGAGACTTCAACGGTCAGGTTGAATGTGCCGCGAAGGTCGAGCGCAATGGTGGTGCTGCCGTCGCAATCTTCGACAATTTCAGCGTTTAGCGCGCCAAGGTTGCCGGTCACATAAAGCGTCTCGCGCGGGTGCAGCGTGCCTGCGTCTTGGTCGCGGGAAAGTTTAGCCATTAGAAGGCGCTCCAATTGAATTTGATGGGGCCGCTAGTGCGCGTGGCAAATGATGCGGTAATCTCGATTTGATTGGTCAGCGGAAGCGCGGCATAGGCCAGCACGTCCAGCAATTCGGGGTCGTTCTCGTCCGCGTCGGTTCCAGGCGCAAGCGTCAGCATCACAACGCTAGAAGCGGTCACGCCCGTCGCAGTGACGGTTTCGGCGTGTTCAAGCACCCCGCCCACGGTTGTAGGGGTCACAGTGACCTCGCCCTTGAGAACGGTCGCCTGCTTGCCATTGAGCGCGGTTTGCAGGCCTGTGACAGTGCTAATCTCCTGCGCGCCGGTGTGGTTGGCGCGGTCAAGCAATGTCGCGTCGGAACTGTTCGCAGTCGCGCCCGTCGCAATCCCCGCAAGCTTCGTCTCTTGCGCGGTGGTGAATGCAGCTGTGGTGTTCGCAATCGCAGCGGGCTTGCCGGTAACAGCGGCCCAATCAACCGCGCCCGAACCAGCAAGCGCGGCAATCGCCTGCGCCGTGCGTTGCGGGGTCATCAATTTGGTCGTTACAGTCCCGGCTTCAGCCTCGGCCTGTGTCGCAAGCGGAACAGCGTGGTCGTCGTCCCACATCGCCGCGCCGATGCCATCTTCAGGCCGCGCAGCCGCTAAAGTGGCGTGCTTGATGCTAACCATGCTCGCCCCTCAAATAGAGAAAAGGCGGGAGCCGTTAAGCCCCCGCCCAATCAAAGTCACGCGATCGGCAGCCAGTAGCTGACGGCAACGCGAACGCTACCAGCAGCCGAGGTGGCAGCGTTGGCGGCGACAGCCACACGAACAGCCGTGTCGCTGGTGCCGGTCACCGTGTAGAAAATGCCGGTGGCGACAGAACCAGTCCCCGTCACGCCGGTCTGCGCCGCAGTCGAAGCCGCAATGTAGCGGTCAGCGTCGGCAGCGTCGCCCACGTTCAGGGTAATGGTCGGAGAACCGCCCGTGTCGAGGTCGTCAGCCTCAAGCACAACGCCGTAAATCACAGCGCCAACCGGAAGGTTGCAGACAGTGGCCGCATCGGCGGTGGTGATGGTGCCGGTGAAAGCAACTTCACCATACGACACCTTGAGATTGCCCCCGAAGCCGTGGCCGGGTGCAGAATGCCGCGCTTGCGGCGAGTTGGTTGCAGGCATTGGAAATACTCCGAAAATGGGGGAGAGCCGAAGCCCTCCCCGCTAGGGTTAGTCAGCAGCAGCGCCGAAGAACGCGGTCACAATGCCGTGGGCCTTGCCGTTGAAGGCACCCTTCTTGACGCCAATGATTTCGTCCATGCCGACAGTCATGCGACGGTTCAGGGTCGGAATGTCCGACTTCTCCGTGCCTGCCTGCGGGCGCTGTGCGTAAGCGATGAACACCGCCTGCGTGCCGCACAGGTAAACCGGACGGACGGGAGCAGACGAAGCGCCAGCGGTATCGAGGCCACGTGCCGAAGCCCAAGCGTCGATTTCCGGCACTTCGCGGTGGATCACACCGTCAAAGATAAGGTCACCGTCTTGGAAAATCGGGTTGGCTTCCACGTCGCGCGGGCGCGCTTCGCGGTTGGCGGTCTGTGCTTCGGTGCTGGCCTTCAGGTCGCGGAAAGTGCGCGAGCCGTGGAACGCAACAAAGTATTCGCGGCCCATATCGTCATTGATCTGGAACGGCGTAATCGCGGGCGAAGCCTGCATGGCAAGCCGCTTCACAACGCCCATGCGGGCGAGGGTCACGGTTTCGGCAGCGTCCACGTTGGCGAGCGCGGTGGCCCAAGTGGCGTTGTAACCGGAGACCGAGCCGAAGAACAGGCGGTCCTGGTTCGCAGCCGAGAAGGCGTTGCGGTTCGCAGCCGATGCCAGCGCGTAGTTGACAGTCGTGTCACCAGTGGTGACAACCGAACCGAGCGCCTCAATCACGTCATCGCGCAGAAGCTCGCCGAAATAGCGGGTCAGTGCTTCCTTGGATGAGTTCATCAGGTCAAGCTCAGTGCGGAACGACTGGTTCTTGGTGATGGCAACGCCCTTGCCGCGCAGGGCAACAGGAACGCCGCAGTTGAAGTTGTCCAGCGGGGTTTCGTTACCGACAATCGGGGTTTCCCCAGTCACCGGAGCGCCGCCCAGCTTGTAGAACAGCGGGATATTCAGAGTATCACCAGCGCGCTTCTCAAGGTCGGTGTAACCCTGAAAGATTGCGTTGGTGCTGTTGTTGATGAACTTGCCGAAACGCGAGCGGCGCACGTATTCCATGTGCGCCTTGTTCGACCATTCCTTCCGCTGCGAAGCGGTAGCGAGGGTAAAATCAGCCATTGGTTATTCCTAGAACATGGCGTTCAGCTTCTCCGCTACAGGGTCAGGCTTCGGCTGCGTGGATGAACCAGCAGACGGCGCACTTGCCAATGAGCGGGGAGGCTGAACGGAAGGGGGATCAGCCGCTAAAGGTGCGGCGGTTTGCTGCGCGAGTTGGCCTTGTGCGGCCTTCCACGCCTGGAATTGCTGAAAGTCGTCAAGGCTAACCTGTGACGCGATCTGATCGCGCTGGTATTGCTCGACGACATACTTCCACGGGTTGCGCTGACGTAGCACCTCGGCCTGATAGGTCGGGTTGGCATTAAACCGCTGCAAGGCCCAATCACGGGCTTGGTCAACCAATTCGTCGCCGAACTTGTCGCGGGTCATATCCTCGGAGATGTCAAGCTTCGTGTTGATGACCTGTTGCTGCTGATATGCAGCCATTTGCTCAGGGTCATAAACATCGAGCGGCTCGGGCGGGGCTTGCTGCGCTTGCAAGCGTGTAAGCTCGGCCTCCAGCCTTTGGCGGCGCTCGCGCTCATCCAGCATCGCGCTGATCGGGACGTGGCCCGGTTCAGGCTTGGCAGGCTCAGGCGTAGCGACATGCGGCTCTGCGGGGGTTTCCGCAGGTTGTTCCGCTTCAGGCTCAGGCGTTACCGTTTCCGGCGTGGCATCAACCTGTTCCTCGGCAATCGGTGCTTCTCCGAAAATATCTTCGTCAGTCATGTGGTTTGCCCTTACGCTGGCATGGCGATGCGCCCGAACCCCGGCGGCGGGTCGGCTGATGCGTTCAGCACTAACGAAAGCGCCCTTTTAAGGTCGGCGGCACCTTTGAGCAGCAAGCATGGCCTCAGCGTCCGCAGGGCCAAAGCCCGCACGAAACAACTGCACCGTGTTATTGCTGCCGAACTCGTGGACTAACGCGCGCCACTCACGCGGCAGGTTGTCCAAAATCAGAAATTCGTTCCTTAGCCCGTTGGCGTAGGCTTCAAGCGAGGCCGCCAAGACGCGCCCCGGCTTCAAGCGCGGCTAGTTGCGGCTTGATCGCCGCCTCGCCAGCCTTGGCCAGCTTCAACTGCGTGTCGGCCTGGGTGTTCTCGACCTCGGCCTTGCCCTGCATGACTGCGATCTGCGCCATCATCTGCGCCATCTGCACTTGCATCTGCTGCATCGGGTCGGGCTGCGAAGGCTGCATCATCTCCATCAGCTTAGCCTTGTCAGGCAGCGACGAGGCCATAATCAGGGCTTGAGGCGGAATGGCGACGCCTGCACGCGCCAAGTCAGCCAGCGTCTCGAATTGCTCCATCGCCAACGTCGCCGTGTTCGGCACGCTGTCAATCGTGATGTCAACGTCAAGCTCGGCAATCGGGTTTTCGTAACCCAACACGTTACGCATGATCGTGGGCATTCCCGTCGCCGGATCAAGCATCACCTGCGCAGGGCCTTTGATGGGCTGATTGATGCCCACGAACTGCGGGGCCTGTTCGTCATCCGTTACCCTGATCCAGTCGGGCTGCTTCCAGAACTGGCGCGCACGATCCCAGCAAGCCGAATAGACCGCGTGTTCAAACTTGCGCAGGCCGTTAAGCGTCATTGCGCTATCGGTCATGCCTGCCTGTTGACGGGCGATCTGCGCACGACCACTCGATGATGCCGACTGCGCCGCCAGCACGCCAGGGTTCTGCCCGATGCGCTGGATGAAGTTGCGGGCGCTATCCAAAAGCAGCGCCTGCCCAGTTGCCATGTCCCCCGTGGTGACGATCTGATAGCCTGGCGGGATAACGCCATCAGGCCGTGCGGCTTCGCGGCGGGCTTCGTCGGGATTAACCGCCATCGCCATGCTAACGTCAGTCGCCTGTATCTGGCGATTGTTTACCAGGTGCAGCAGCTTGCTTTCGCGCTTGTTGATCGCGTCCTGCGGGCTGCGAAGGTCGCGCACCTCGCTATAGCGGCGGTTGTCGCGGTCAATGTAGCACGAGCGCGCCTTGATCGCGCACGAGGGCTTGCCGTTCTTGTCAACGTAAGGCGACGGGCCAGCTTCGAGAACACCGCGCCCCCAAAAGACACAGCGCATCCACTGCCCGCCCTCGCGGTGGTACATTTCCGCCACGAACACACGCCGAAGCTTGCCGTCCAGCCAATCCGTTGACAGATGCTCGCCCGAAGGCCTGTCCTCAAACGTGTCACCAGCAACGCCCATCGTGCTGCCCGCCTCAAGCGATGCCAGGATGGTTTCCCGCTGTTCGGGATACATCGCCGCCGCATCCTCGGCGAACATCCACTTGCCAATGCCCATGAAACGCGCATCGCTGAAGTCCAATGCACGCGAGCGCGGGTCGTGAAAGAACTCCTCGTATTTGATTTGCTCAACAGTCGGTCGGCCCGTCTCGGGATCGGCACCGACGATAACCGCAGTCGTGCCTTCCACGAAGTAGTTGAGCGCGCAATAGGTGCGCTTGTCCGTCCATTCGGTCTGGTCTTTAATGTACCGCAGAACCTTGGTCGCAACGTCCGCCGATTGCTCATCATCGGGGTTGCGCGGCCATGCACGCGGGTCAGTCTCACCTTGCTCCCAGACGCCGATCAGCCCGCGAATGGCAACCTTCACCTCATTGAAGTAAAGCGGCGGCTGCTTGCGCTCGGCAAGGATACGGCGCTCTTCTTCTGTCCATTGATAGCCGTCGAAATAGTCGCGATCAATCAGGGCCTCGGTGCGCTGCTTGTCGTTCGCGTCCCGCGCGTCCTCGAAATAACGCTTGTATTGGGTGAGGTTGTCCTGAGAGGCTGTCACGCTGTTTTCCAACTGCTGTCCTCCCTGGGTTTGCGCCAAGACGGGCGATGCGGCCCGTTCCACGTGTGTTCGTTTGTTTGCGCCGCCGGTTTGTAACCAGACTTGCGCAACTCTTCCAAAGCGTAGCGCAACGCGTCGATGGTGTGATTGTTCTTATCGTCTAGCACCGGCAAAATGTCGCCCGTGTGTTCGTCAACCTTGTATGCGTAAAGCGTAAGCTCGTTAATCACCTTGGCGCAGCGCGGATGCACCACTATGTCAAAGCTTCGCAGAAACTCCACGCCGTCCTCAATTGAACCCGGCCCCTTGATGGCCGGGATGATCTTGAACCCCTGCCGCACCATGTAACTAACAGTTTCAGGCCGCGCGCTGTCCGCTCGGATCAGGAACTTGCGACTACCCTCGATAGTGTCAAACAGCTTCGGCAAGTGGTCAATCTCGCAACCAACCTGCCAAGCCTCTTGGTCAACAAACAGTTTGCGGCCCTGCACATGGGAGCGAACCAGCACAGTCGGGTCAACCGCAAAGCCCCAATCCGCGCCGAAGCGGTGGATCGCATCGCTAGGCGTGTCGAACTCTTCAATCGTCCAATTGCGGAACACCCGCGCTTCGCTGTTCAGCGAATAATGACCGCCCCAAACGTGCGCCCACTTGTCAGGGTCGCGGCGCTTGTCGTCCTCTTGCTCCTGCCGCAATTCAGCAGGCAACCAAGGATTGTCATGCCAGTTAATCTCTAACACCACAGCATCGGTCGGAGGCTGGTCACCGCGCAACAAGCTGTCAACCGGATCATCCGGCGCGTTTGGGTTCCAACTGAACCACAATTCACTGCCAGACTTGCGGATTGTCGGGCGCAACAGGTCAAGCGAGCGTTGGCTCAGGCTTTGCGCTTCCTCGCACCATGCGATGTCGAAGCCTTCAAGCGACTTGATGCTGTCGGCAGTGTGGTTCTGCATCCCCTGAAAGATGATAACCCCGCCACCTGGCGTGCGGATCTCGGCCTCTAGCACCTCGAACAGGTGCGCAACGCCCATGCTGCGTATCTTGTCCTCGACCAGCAGCTTGACCGATTGCTTAAGCGACTTTTGCACCTCGCGCACACAAACAGCGCGAAGGCCCGAACGGATCGTGGCCTCTTCAACCAGCAACTCAGCGAAGAAGTGCGACTTGCCCGAACCGCGCCCACCATGCAGCCCCTTGTAGCGCGCTGGCCGCAGCAACGGGGCCAGCTTGCGAGGCGTGCGGATTACGTCAGTCGATGAACTGGCGCTTGAAGCCAGTGAAGGCGATAGGGTTGTCACCTTCGTCTCCACCAACGTGCTTTACCTTGTCGCTGTATCGCTTGTCCCACTTCGCTAGAAGCTTCAGGTCAGTCTCGACAATTAGCCGATCCCGCTGCACGTCACCGCTGCTTCCAGCCCCACCGCGCGCAACGTCGCGGGTGCCTGCCGCAATGACATCGTGGCCAGCCTCGCGCGCACGCGCGAAGTCGCCATCAAACTCAGCATCCGAACGCCGCCAGTTATTTACTGCGCTCATGCAAGGCATATCAGTATCGCGGCATATCTGCGCGAGAGGCTCGCCGTTAGCGATGCGATCGAGGATGAGTGCTTTGGTTTCTGGCGTTTCAAGGGAGGGGCGACCCATCATTCATTCCCCGCGGACAAACTTGCGAAGGCTTTCAGGCCCACTAAACTCGACGCCCTCGCCATCGGTCAGGAAGTGCAAGATAGCGTTTGCATCACCTAGCAGGCTATCGAGTGCCACTGAGCTTTCGCCGTTGGTGTTTAGCCGCCAGATTGCAGCGTGCAATGCTTCTACGCGAATTGCACAGTCAGGATCGAACAGATCATCGTCCATCGCGCTCATCCCGTAATGCATCGCGTTTCCGTTCGGCCTTGCGGCGCTTGGCATGACGTTGATCCGGTATTGCCTTAGCTGGCGATTGCCTTGCAGCGACCACGTGCGGATTGCGCCTTACCGCCACAGCTTACCAATGCCCGCGCCGATCATAAGAACCGCTATGCCTGCGAGACTGCCAACCAGAAATAGGGCTGTTGCTATGCAGAGGCAGATTGCGGCGAGGCGCATTGACTGGCCTCCGTGTGTTTGCCCGCACCACGCCGCTATCTTGGATTGTCCGGCACAGGATGTTGGGCAGGAGCCGTAGCCC